TGTCCTTTATATGTTGCGTACGTTAATGAAGAAGCATCAATAATATTTGCCTTGTAAACCTCGTCTGTTACATTCATTCTTTCAATACTCTTTTTAAACATGTACACATCTTGGTACGCACCGTGTTTATTTACGAATGTAATTTTATAAGGTGTAAATTTAGGTTCACATACATTATCAACCGTTACCGTTGCAAGTAATGTGGCATCGTCCGTATCGTAAACTTGTATTGTACTACTATTAGCGGGGATTGTAAGATATTGTATTTTTTGATTTGAATTACCATTATCGGTAACTTGTGTTGTAGCACTATCAATAATAACCTTACCAACTCCCTCTGCAAGAATAGGAAGTTTGCCCGCAGTATTTTCGGGTAAATAAATCCTTGTGTTGGTCATTAATAAATTATCGGATAGTTGTGGGTTTATACCGTCCTCAAAATAACCATATCCATCTAAAGCTAAATAGTGATTTGTAACGGGACTTCCCGTAGCAAATTCCGTACCATCTGCATCATATAATCTTGTGATTGCGGTAACCCATTTAGTTTTACTTAAATAATCGTTGTTAAAAGTTAAGTCAATGTAATCTCTTACAAGTTCGCTAATTTCAAACAAGATGTTATCTTGGGTTGAAATCCTTGACTTTGATAATGTATATTTAAGGTCGCTTGCGGAATATCCCCCTGACGTTCCATCATAAATATATAATTGTAATTCGGCTCTATCTAATACAGGCATAATTAAGTGCTATTAAATTGTAAAAAAAACGGACTTCTTGTATATATTCTCATAATTAACTAAGTGTATCTGTTGTGCATCCTTGTACTAAATCGAAATATGTAGCATCACCAATTACCGTTGGATAACCAGCGGTTTCGGAATCAAATGGTGCAACACATATATCAACGGTTTCTGAAGGTTGCATAGTGTGGTTAATTTGTACACTACCATCAAACGCAGTATATTGTAAAAATGCGGTTTCGGTTGTGCTATTGTTTGTTACTCTAAAATTCTTTTGTGATGCCGCTACCGTTGTCGCTGGTTGTTCAAATGCAACGGGGCATGCTATTTGGTTGCTAGAATCAGTTGGTGGTCTAAAGTTGCTTGAATCAAATGTTACATAAACTAACACGTTTCTTACAGTTGCGGTTGTTACCGTTCCAAAACTTGTAGGTTCAATGCTATGTAAAGTTCCAACGCTTACCGAAGGATTTGTTATAGTTCCATTAGCCGCAATAGATAAACCCGTAATAGAAGTATCAGCACATGTAAACCTAGGTAAAATCGTAGGTGCTGCCGTTTCCTCATGTTCTATAAAAAAAGGACTTCTTGCTCGTATCACGTTGTAAAGTCTAAAAAGTTATCAATATCCAAAGCAAACTTTTCTATAAGTTCTTCGTCTAATTTTAAAAAATTATCTTCAAAAGGTTTAGTAAAAAAGAAACTTGCCCTTAATCCTTTTTTGTAAATACTTCTTGCAATTACAAAACTTAAACTTTTTGGGTTTCCTTGTATGCCTTTTTGTTTTACCCACTTTTCTATGCTTCTTTGAAATTGTCCATTTGATTTTACACCCGAACCATATCTAAATCTACTATTACGACTTTTTGGATAAGTGCTTTCCGCACCCTTAACACCTTCGTCTTGATAGATACCGTAATCTGCCATAAAGAATTCTAAACTAAAGTTTATATTATCTCCTTTACTATTTTTTACAACATTTAAATCATATCCCAAACTTCCCTCTAAATCACCACTTGCCGAACCCGTAATAAATCTGTTATTGCGATGCCTACGTAAGTTTCCTTTAGCTTGTTTTATGACCGCTTTGGCAAATGTTTCTAACCCTAATTTAGTTTTTTCAAAATCCATTAGTCGCAAATTGTCATATCGTTTTGTATAACCACATCAAAGGTAGCAGTCCAACCCGCTAATTTATTTTCGAACCTATCTACAAATGGTTCGCAAGTAACGTCTGTTTCTATTTGGTATTTTTCGGTATATAAGTCACCCCTTTGTAAGTCATTTAACACTCTTGTAAGTAAGGCAAGTTGTGTGTTTAGAACATCTTGTTCGTTGTCGTTTCCTACATACTTATCCGTTACCTCTGCGTTGGATATATCAACAATATCCATTGCAAGAATTGAAATATTAAAGGTTGTTGTTTTAGTTCCTACTATTGCATTGTTAACTATAACATGGGCAAGTGGGAATATAGTTTGCTTATCTAAATCAACATCGTCTATTGAACCAAAGGAAACCGTATTTACAAAAGGTTCTTCTTGTAGTTTTGTTTTAATTTTATTTGTTACGTTGTAAAAACCTTTCATTTCTTTTTAATTAGTTTTTTTTCTAGTTCTAGTTTTTCTTTTTCAAATGCTAAAAACATTAACGACTTATGTACGTTTAATCGTGCAACTTCATCGAATTTGGTAATATCCCCTTTAGCGATTCCGTAAATTGATTGATACCAGCCCCACTTTTTTCCAAAATTTGTCGTTGCTGCGTAGTCAAGTTCTCCTTCATTTCCTCGCTCAAATAGTTCAGGGTAATTTGTAGTAACTCGTTGCTTAAATTCCAAAAAAAAAGTAATGCACCCATCACAACATCCAAAGGCATGTGTAAAAATATATCTTCATTTTCATCACCCGTGTAAGGTTCAACTTGGTATCTGTTATTTTTTTTAATTGTTACGGGTCTATAAAGAACACTCATTGCTTTATGCATTTGTTGCCAATCGGACAAGGTGTTATCTAAGTCTATATATTCACCTAATGTAATATCGTCTAGCTTTGGAATAAAACCGTATTCAACGCCATGTAATCGAAAAGTTGGGACAAGGGGTGTCTTTTCATCAAACATCTTATTAAGTTCGTTTATAATGGCTTGTACGTACGTGAATTTGATTCTTGCAATGTCTTTTAAATCTATATTGCAAAATATTTCTACCATCTTATGAAGTAGAAAATTAGTATTATTATTTTCTTCCGTATTTAACTTTGCAAACTTTTGGTATTGACCTAACGTTACATCGTTAAGGGTTTGTGGTACTTCTATATTTAACTTCATATTAATACAATAAAATTTATAAGATTATGTATAACAAAAAAGGGTAACATTACTGCTACCCCCTTTAACTAATCTAAACTAAAAAAACGAAAAAACTATTTATTAAATGCAATATACAAATAATCGTAAAGTTCGTCAACTTTTTTTGCATATTTTAATTGACCTTCTTTTGTTTGTTTGTATATTTCTTCGCCTATTTGTTTATCTCCTTTTATGTCGATTATTATTTTTATGTTGGACTTACGTTTGCGTTCCAATACTTTAGGATATATAAATATATCATTATCCCAGCACCATTGTCTTTTTTGATGTGGCTTGACTTGTGTGTTTATATCCATATCCAATAAAGTATTTTAATAAATGCAAATATAAAAACATAGAACGCTAATAATAATACTAAGAAGTCCCGTGTTACTTTTAATATTGTTTTACGATTTTCCTTTGCGGATATATCTTTTATAATAATTATAAAGTCTTTTTTCATGTTTTGTGTTTTAAATTAAAGTATAAATGTAATAAACATTTTATTAACAAACAAATTAATAGATATGATATTCGCCCCTATGTGAATTATCTAGTGTGTCGGTCAATACATATCTACAAGCATCTATGCAATCGGGATGTTCACCACTTGGTTTTGGTAATGTGTTACCATCCTTATCCTTTGCCCATACATAACCTTGTAATTCTCTTTTTAGGTTTCGACTTTTGCTTGTTACATATATTTCGTTTTGATTTATTAGGTTGATTCCAAAGTTTACACTATCTCGCCCTTTTGCACATGGGTATATATTATGTCCATCTCGTCTTAATGTTTCGATTGATTTAGGTTCAGCACTATCGGCAATTATATTTTCTTTTATGTTGTTTTGTTTTAAAAATAAACTCACATCCCTTAACACTACATTCGATTTATAAAACACTTCATCGAATATATAAGCATCATTCCATTTGTAAAGTGAAATAATTACATGAGGGTCAACATATCCGAAATCCATACCATACGCAAGTAATCTAGCTTCATTTGGAATTGTATCTATTTCTTTCCAGTCGGGAATACACACACCCTCTAAACTTCCAAGTTCCCCATCGAGATACACCCGACACCAATTTTTCCAATAGGTCGAAGTCTTGGCTTTGTCCCTTGCCTTTAGTAACTCCTTGACTATACTTTCGGGTAAACTATTATTATCACGATAAGTTAATGTGATGAAATCCGTATCGGGTTGTCCAATGAGTTCCTTATCTACCCAAAAGGTATTGCTTGGGTTATAGTCAAGCCATATTGTGTCGTTAGTTCTTATTGCTAGTTCTTGGTATGCATCAAATCCACTTATGGTGTTCGCTTCATTTACAAATAAAATATCCCTACGACTACCCCTTAGTTTACTACTATCGTCCGTACTAAAGAACTCAATATAACTTCCATTGGTAAATGTGTATTTCATTAAAGACTTGTTGTGTTGGTTTTCCTTATAACGATTAAGTCCTTTAAGAATTTGTATAAAATCTTTATATGCCCCACGTCTTATTGCGGGTATTGTCCCTGTTACTACCGATATGACTTGTGATTCGTTTCTTATGGCGTAGTCAATCAGTATTGTAAGAATAGATATTGTTTTACTTGCACTTGTCCCACCCCGACATATTCTTACTCGGCTTTTTAATTTTTGTAATTTAGTTAATGCTTTAGTTATTTTAACTTGCATACTATTCCGTTACAAACAACGGGACATCTTCGTTGATAGTAATATCTTTTGTTTCCCTTGGCTTACCAGCGTAGTAATTGTAAAATAATTGTACATATTTAAAATCACCTTTTTCAACACCAGCTTTTAATGCCATGAAAGCACTATCCTCTAATGGGGATAATTTCTCAATAAGATTTATTTCATCGGCTTTAGACTTACGCCCTGAACCTTCTCTTTTACCACCGTGTTTCATCTTGAAAAAACTTGATTAATCATATATACAATAAAAAAATCTATTCTTTGTTAAAATACAATGCAATAAGTAAAGCAACGATTCCTGTTATATAAACAAAAACAATTATTTCAGTCATTAGTTTTTTTTTGTAAGTTTCTATATTTTCTTAAAAGTTGTCTATGTTCTACAAGTATCTTACCGTACTTATGTTTGTAGTATTTTATGTCTTTATGTTTTAAACTTAGTTTTAGGTGAACTCGTATCTTAAATTCTATTTCATTATATAAGTCTTTATAACGGTCGTCATATCTTTGAATAACTTGGTTGTAAAGTTTTATACCGTGTAATACGGAAGCATGGTCACGTCCTACCAGCTTACCTATTTCGTATAATGTTGATGTTGTGTACTTTTTACATAATGTAAATAATACTGCCCTTGTATAAACAAGATGTTGCAACCTACTATCGGTTTGTAATTTAAGTTTTGTTTTTTCTTCTATTAAATCTTTAATGTGTTCTATTTTCATATTCTTTTATTGCTTTTAGTATTCCTTGGCACGCTTCGTAATCTTCTACATCTTCGTACATTCTTAAAGTTTCTTTCATTTCTTCCATACTTACCCCATGTTGAAAATCTATAAGTGCAAGTAAATAAAATTCCCTAATATTTTTTTTATTCACACAATCTTTTTTTTTTAAACTCTTTTAAATTAAATATCACCCTTGGTTTTTTCCCTTTAGTTTC